ACTGTCGCGCTTCCGCCTCGTATGCCATTTTGCGTACAGCAACGGACAGTTGCTTCAAACTTTTTGAGAAACGGTATAACTCCAGTGTGAGCCACTTCACCCCCTCGTATTTTGCTGTTGAGAGCACGGATGCGACCTGCGTTGATACCGATGCCCGCCCTTTGTGCAACGTATCTGCCAATAGCCATATCACTGCTAAAGATACTATCGAGGGTGTCATCGCTATCAACAAGGACACAGCTAGCAAATTGTCTAAGCGGAGTCCTAACTCCTGCGAGGATGGGAGTCGGCACGTTGATTTTGTGTTTGCTGATTGCGTCATAGTATTTCCTCACATATGACAATCTGGTTTCTGTAGGATATGCAGCAAAGATGGTGGCTGATGCCAACATATAAGCGTATTGTGGTGTCTCAAAGACACTTCCAGTGCTTCTATCTTGCACCAGATATTTATCTACAACCTGACGAAGACCAGCATATGTAAACATATAGTCTCGGTCATGGTCAATCCACGAGTTAATCTTATCCCACTCTTCGTCGGTATACTTGCCAGATAATTCTTTATCATAGACACCAATACGAGTGCCTTGATACAGATGATCTCCTACTGCTGGAAAGCCGCGTTTCCAATCATCTCCAAAGACTTGCTTATATAGAGAGAACAAAAGGAGACGAGCAGCAACAAACTGATAATTTGGAGCATCAAGCTCAATGAGGTCACTAGCTGACCTGATAAGAATTTCTTGTATTTCTTGTGTTGTAATGCCATCATAAAACTGAATACCAGATTGTATTTCTACTTGTGAAGGTGAGACGCCAGCAAGACCGCCACACGCACATTCTACCATGTTGTGAATCTTATCAAGGTTAAGTGATTCTGTAGATCCGTCACGCTTTTTAACTTTGATGCCGTTGCTCATATTTTTTTCCAGAGATTAAATTTTACTTGTGCTTCTAAACCAGAATAAGTGTTGCACTTTACCACAGATTCTACATCATGCCCAGCAAGAAACATATCATTGATATCTTTCTCTTTAATATTACTGGGCCAAATAACTACCTTATTGTTTTGTCGTATGGTTTTGTCAATACGCTGTACGATTTGCTTGTTCCTTGGTTCGTTGTCGTAAACAAATGTGTGATCAGGAAAGAGTATCCTGTCAAGTACAACATCAGCGCCACACATCGCCAATCCATTAGATAAGAAAAGAGAGTCGAACGGACCCTCTGTAACATAAATGTTTTCATTTTTGTTTATACGATCAAGTCCAAATAGTTTAGGGTATTGTTTATCCAGGATGGTAGTGATATAGCGAAGAGTTGCATTCTTATTAAGAGACCTTGCTTGATATCCAAATACATTTCCATCCTCTGAAATTAGTGGGAGTATAATTCTAGCTTCTTTAATTGTATTTTGATTATTCTCCCAAGCGTTAAAATCCTCTGCGTAGTAGAAGTTTGAGAAATGAATCTCTGGTATCTTTCGGTCGAGCAGATATTGCTTTGCTGGGTGTGTAGTATTTAGGGATTCGATAGTTGGAAGTTCACTAAAAATGTTTTTCTTGAACACTGGTTTAGTGGTGAATGGTTTGAAGTCGGGTGCTTTTACCTGATAATTCTTACCAGTCATACCTTCTTTATACCTCTCCATGACATATTCATCATGAAGATTGACACTTTGATCTTTTAGAAACTGAGAGAAGTTTTTTGTGATGCCACAGTTATGGCACTTATAAACATAGCTATCTCGCATTGAGAACAAGTATCCTCTTGCTTTATTTTGTTTTTTCGCAGAGTCGCCACAGTAAGGACAACGAAAATTATAAGTTCCTTTCTTCTTTTCTGTAAATTTTGAAAGTTGTGGAGAGACCAGACCAATATACTTGGTATCAATATAACTCATTTCAGTTGTTCAGTGGTCGCTCCTCCTACTGTAGCACTGGTTCTTCCTGTTGTCAAGAGGTTTCCAAAAAATGTTGCAGATCCAATTACAACGATTGCTGCACTAGCGATGCCAACAGTCATCCAACGAAACTTTGAAAGTTCTTCAACTTTCATTTCAAGTTTTGCCAACTTATTATTAACACCTTTAATTAATTCTAAAATTGCTGCGTCTGCTTTATCTACTTGTTCTAATCTATTTTCGTGGCGCTCTAATATAAGGGCAACATTCTGGTTGCCCTCACTGATTTTATCAACTGCTCTCTCAAGTTTGTCAAGCATCTCCTTGGAGAGATCTTCATATATCTGAAACTTGGTCTCTAGAACATTTACGCTGTTACCAAATCCAAACATATTTACCTCGTTATTAAACGTTTCTTACAGCAAAATCGAGTGCCTTTTGATATGAACTATTGCTCATATTAAGCATCATTCGAAACTTATCTCTGTTCTCTGGTGATAGACCTTCATATGTAGCAAGGATTCTTTTAGCATCAAATACGCCAATTCTTCCTGATGTGCCGTCTTGAAATATAAGATTAGCAAATGAAATTTCTGGGTCTCTACCATATGCAGAACCTTCTTCAGCTACTTTCATGGCAGTGGTGAATACATCTACACCACCTGCTGAACCGCCACGAGGAATACTAATCATTTGATCCATCTCAGAAATTAAATTACCTTCAGCATCATAAGAGTTTTTTTGAACAACTTGCTTAACCGCTTTTTGCTGCTTCTCAGCTGCTTTCTTTTTGAAGTCTGACATACGAGCACGAAGCAACGTATTCATTTCGTTACCCTTGTCTGCCATTTTTTCTTTGGCGTCTGTGCGCTTCTTCTGTAGTTCTTTTTTGGCTCTCATTTCTTTAGAGGCCTTGATCTGCTTTTGAGCTTTCTCAGTATCAGACATTGCCTCAGCAATGATTTCTTTATTCTCTTCTGACATTTTAGTTGTCCTCCTAGACATAACTCGTTGGATTAATTTTTTAGCACTCTTTTTGCGACCATCAATTTTTTCATCTTTGGTCTTCTTTAGATTTTTCTTTTTCTTTGCTGTGTTAACAAAGACAAAGGCAGGAGGAAGTGCTAAGCTAGATCCATCACCTGCCATCATTTCATTCATAGTAGTTTGAGAAGTTTCAGACATGATTCGTCTACATCTGTTGTATCTACATTCTCTGGTAATCTATTTAGAAAAACCATGAAAGCTTTTAAAATAGGCCAGTATTGCGATTCTATTTTATAGAATAAAAGCAGCGTTGCTGCATCATTAAATACATTATATAAAGTTATGATATGATTAAGAATTAAATGTTGTTTCAATTCATTTGTTGTTTCATATCGTCGAAGTAATCTTTTAATATATTTAAACTTTTGAAGATCTTCCTCAAAGTCATCATATGTTACAGACAACGGGTTGTCATAGTTTTTAATAGCAAATAACAACCAGTTGTCTGGTGTCAATTCATGAAAGATCATTGATTATCATGCATAGGTTAGCGAAGCACTGTTGGAGTTAACTGTAGTTGCACCACCAGTTGACGAGATTCTTACACGGAACTTGTAACCATCCCAGGTTGCTTTACCAGCAGCGGTAAGAGTGAGAGTGTCTGTAGTAGCACCAGAGAATACTCCACCATTGCTGATGTTTGTCCATGTTGTACCAGTTGGTGTTTGACGTTGCCACTGATACTGTAGCGTTGCTTCACCAGCAGCAGTAACCGCGAAGGTGCCTGTGAATGGATTAGCAGCACCAGTAACATTTGCTGGTTGTACAGAAATGGTAATTGGTGTTGGTGTTGTATCTGCTGCTTGTTCGTCGTCAGATCTAGCTGGACCTCCAGAATAACGAGCAAAGCTTCCGTCACCAGCACTTGCTTGTGTCTCGGAAAGAACTACTAAGCACTCTGTTTTATAACGCTTAGTACCATCTGGCATTTCAATAGTGTAGTATGACCACCAACCAGGGGTATCAAAACCACGCTTAATATTTTCATCTAACGCAGCTTCTTCCTGCGAAATGAATAGCACTTGTCTACCAGGAACGGTAGGTGTATTTGTTTCCAGCGAATCCATTTTGTGGTAATCATCAAACCACTTAGGCACCGAACCCGCCGCATCTGTTTTGCCCCATAGAGCCATAACTGTTCTCCCCTTAAAGGTTTCTTTTATCTAAAAGATATTTATAAAAAAAGGGATGCGAACATCCCAGTGCGGTTATGTAAACCGAGTGTCAAGGTGTTAGATCTTTACCACCCCTTGCCTTCAATTGTCCTTGGACTTGGAGAAGGATGAGTGAAAGAAGACCGTTTGACTTGACTTTGGGGTTTGCTCCAAGTGCTTCAGAAACTGCAAACAACACAGTTGCGATAAGTGCTTGATTAGCAAGAGCCCATGCGATTAAAGCAGACATAATGATCTCCTAAATGACGCAAGTCTATTTATTATTATTTTTTTGCTATATTAGTAGCGGCACCAAACATCACTGACTGTGCTTTGTCTCCATACTTAGATTTCATTTTACCGAACTTCTTCTTCATTCCCATGACAACCTTTTCTTTCTTAGCAGTTTCTGCTTTAGAAAGTTTCTTCTCTTCAAGTGGTTCAAACTCTTCTTTCTTTACTTCTTTCTTTACCTTCTTGCCTGTTGGTGGTTCTGGATCATTGGGAGTATTAACATCAGGCATGACCTCAATTTCTACTTTCTTGCCTTCATCTACCACTTTTTTTTTAGCTTTACCGTATCCCTCTTGAACTTCTGCTGCCTTCTCCCACATTTCTTTTACTGACTTCTTGCCATTTCTTGCGCGTAGAAGTGCGAAGTCGTGAGCATCTACCTTACCATTTTTGTTGGCATCAATCTTTTCTTGATTGCCTGGCATGTCTTTTCTTTCTGTTAGATCTTCTTCGCCATCCATTTCATAACCAGCCTTCACACAGTTATCAACTGTCTTGCCGCCTTTTTGTTTGGTGCCTGCTAACTTATATCCTTTCCAGCAAGCTTTACCATCAAGACCTTTCTCTTTTTCGATGATGATGGTTTCTCCATCTTCCATAACTACTTCATAAGTAGTCCCATCTAGTTCATCTGCCATTAACTCTTCTTTACGATTTTGTTTTGAAGAGTTACAATCGGCATCACCGTGGACGGGGCAGCAAACGCCAGCGCCTGTGTGGTTACACTTGCCCTTCTCGTCTAGTTGAACGATTGCACGTTCGATTAGTTGTTTTGAAAAGTCATCTAGATTCATTGTTCTTTCGTTAAATTCTTTTTCTTATACTTATTTATAAATGCCTTTGCTTTTTCGACATTATCCGAACCATCACGGTTTATTAATGGTTCTTCATCAGATATGAAACAACCACAATTTTCTTTGATATCTTTCACCCATGCACGAAACATCTTTCCTTCTGTGGTCACAGCAATCACATAGTTAACACCACGTCTGTAAATCTTACCAACCTCGCCATCAGAATTCTTAACCCAATCACCCTCAGCAAACATGTTGCCGAGCATATAAGATTTCTGTTTTGATTGTAGTAATAGTTCTTTGAGTGATTTCATTTTTTTCTGCCTACTGGGTCGATTCCAATTTTATCTTGATAATTACCAAATCCATTCTTTGACCTAATGCTAAACCATTCGTTCAAATCTTCTTCTTTAATTGATATTTTAGTTTCTATACCACCGCCTTTCTTAGTGGCAAAAGATTGTAAAATAATTTTATATTCTTTTATAAACTTTTCAACCATGAAATTTCTATAGTTTGAATTTGTAGCATCATTCACTGGTTGTTTTGTTATTCCACTATGTCTAGTCAAAGCTAATTCACAAGCAAAAGAAGCATACCATACTATGTAGTCATTTGGATTTTGCGTATCAAATTTAGAGGGAACTCTACTACGTCTATTGTCTCTTACACTTTGCAACCATTCTTGAACAGCAGCAAGATGTTTTTTATTTGTAGTTGTAGAAGAAAGTTTTTCTCTACCTGTGTATTTACGTCTCAAAGATTTAAACCAATTTATAACACAATCTTTTTGTTGTCTATTATCAAATTTATAATAGTCAAAGAGTTGTTGTTCTAATTCTTTTTTCTGTGCGTTAGGAACACCACTCCTAAAAATTTGTGCTACTGCCATAAGTGCATTGCCTTGACCAGCACCAGTCATTACTTTATTTGCAACAATAGATTCAAACTCACCATATCTTTTTTTTGCTGAAGTTGATACTATCCTTTCATTGTTTTTAAATATTGTATTAAATTTTACAACATTAACATTTCCAAACAAAGCATCTAGTGAAGCTTGTTGAGATATTCTACCACCTTTAACAGATACCTTTAAAACTTCTTTACCAGAAATAATTTCATAATCATATAATTGCACAGAATCATTTGGTATTTTTATTTTCAAATCATTAATATTTCTTGGTATCATATCTTTCAATGCCGTTTCTTTTAATAAAGAAATTGCATATAACGGACAAACTAATTCTGAAAACTGAACTCCAACTTTATCTAAGAAATCATTAGATACTCCAGATGTTTTTGGTTTAACCATGCTTCCAGTTTTAGCACTCTTATGTGCTACATCTACCAAATCTTTTAGATATTTTTTCTCACCCTCCAATAAACTTTTATCAGAATCAATAGAAGTAACCAAGTGCCTTACATATTCATCCACACTTTTTGTAGTATTATCCAAATTAAAAATTGGCGATGATGGTTTTAAATTAACACTGGCATCTTTCTGTCCAACTTTATTCATTATATAAAAAGCTATTACATGCTTTTTATTATTTGCATCTTTAGTTAAAGAAGTTGTAGTAACTCTTCCCTTAGCACTACCAACTCCCACAGATTCATTTTCCGTTTTGCCGTTCAATCTAAAAGTGATTGTAAATTTCTTAGGATGTATCTTTTGTGTATATCCTGCTTTTATTTCTTTTGTAACTTCTGGTATTAAATCATCTGCTATTCTTCTTCTCAAAGAAGATGGCACTCTAATTCTCAATTCATCAACTGATATTTTCTTGCCATTTTTATCGGCACCATCATGTTGGATATGCTCAAATGTATAATCAGTTGTTAATTTTTTAATAGCATCACCAATGCTTTCTACCACATCATCTATCTTATCTGTATTTCTAGCTAAGATGCTAGGTGCGGTTTCTCTTATACTCTGAAGTAAATCTTCTGATTTTATCTTTGCCATTATTGCATAGCCTCCGCTATCGCTTTAAACACTTCTGTTACAAACTCTAAGTTACCATTCACTGAAGATGGCATACCAGAAATAAAAGTATCTAAATCCATATCCAGCACTGCGTTTCTCATCTTGCTTGCAGACATACCAGACACATCATCTGCATCAGGGTCACGCGCACCAGCACTTTTAATCTCAACAGTATTCATATTGTAATCTTTACCGTTATATTGTTTGATGAATTGGAATGCAGGCACACGGTCAGACCCAACCACAAAGATAGCATCAGTGTATCCTTTATCTTCCAACCACTTCAGTGCTTTGATAGCATCGCGGACTTGAGCATCATATACAATCGTATCCTTATGAGAAGGATACATTTGTTTCATAAATTTTACTTTTTGCTCAGCAGACAAAGGATTTTTTTTCTTATCCTGTGAGTGACTGGGAAAGATAAAGTAATCTCCACCGCCAGCAAACTCCTTAACTTTATTTATAAGTAGCTCGTGTCCCGTCGTAGGAGGATTGAAGCGACCGAAAGTGAAAGCAACAACCTTAGCGCCCTCAGTGGTTGGAGGACGCCAAGATTTTTCTAGCGTGAAGTTAGCACGAGAGAATTCTAATCTATCAACAATCTTCACCGCCTTGCCATCAACGATAGCAACAAAACCCTCAGGCTTCGTCACCACAAAGTTATCACCGCTACGCAGGAATACTTTGGTATCGCTGAGACCAGCAAGTTTGTTGTTGATCAAATTTTTAGCATTCGTGAAAGAATTGTAGATGACAACAAATGCCTTGAATGAACGTTGGTTTGCTTCAAGGAATTGTAAACCAGATGCTAACTTATCACGATATTCATTCTTGGATTTCTCCGACTTTAACTCTTCAACTTTATCAACTAAAGATTTTTTAAATGCCTTTTTAAATCCCGCCAGGAATTTATTGACATTGGTAATCTTCTGCCCTTCCTTCACATAGCTGTTGGTAAAACGCTTCATCGTATAACCAAGCGTGAATTGCTTGGTTGCTTCATGTGCCACCATCTCAATGAAAGGTTTAGCAACAGAAGCGTTACGGTCTGCTACAGCAATGACAGATTTGAGAATGCGCTCTTCAGCAGCAGTCAATCCAGAATTGGCACTGATGTTATCCATCGTCGCAGATGCCAGAAAGACATTGCGAGTGGATTTTAAATTGAATTGACTGACACCGAAACCAGCATTCATATTATTCAGTGGACCAGTGCCACTGTAATAAGTATGAAACACTGCACCAACTTTAGCAGTATTAACTGCCTTACCCAATTTGCTATCAGCAGCCCAAGCATACGTCAGCGTGTTAGGCGTAGCGGTATAGTAACGCTCACCATCGATTGTCTTCGTTGCTACATCTTCATCAGTGAAAAGAAGGTCACCTTGAATCACTCCCCTAATATTCAAGTCAGGGAAATACTTCAGACAATACTTCAGCTTCTTAGCAAGGTCAGGGATTTCACCGTGATTCTTATCAATATCTTCGTCAGTAAAATTGACCTTAGGTTCTTTCTTATTGAATACCGATTTTGTACCCACAAAGAATTGTTTGGATTCAGGATCAATACCACAAACAATCGCAGGAGCGCCATCCCATTTCGTCGTTACAGTGACGTTGCCAGTGGGGCGACCACCAAGTTCGGTGATAAAATTTTGAATAAGGTCTCTGGAAGCGAGGTAACCACCATAACCAAAATTGATTAACTCATCTTCCAGGTGCTCCAGGTGTTTATTCTGTTGCGCCATCTAACAGGAAAGGGGGTCACCCTTATTTAGGTTCCCCCTAGTATAGCATCAAATGTCGCCGTCTGCGCGGTTCTCGGAACGGTAAACGTCGAAAGCACCATCGGGGTATCGAGCAGTGAGTTTCATTACGTTTGTCAGGACCACTTCATTCAAGTCAACTCCAAGTCCAATTATCGCTTGAGTGAAATACCAATACACATCACCAAGTTCTTTAATCAAATGAACGCGATTTTCTTCGGTTAGTTCTCTACCTTGAAAAGCAATCTTCTTTACAATTTCCGTAAACTCACCAGCTTCTGCCGTCAGTCCCACAGCAGCAGTCATAAGACGAGCGATAGGAACATCACGTTCAGACAGTTGTTGAATACGAGCAATGAATTCTTCATTGCTCTTAGAGGGATAACTAGTAGTACTATCAACGAATTGAGTGTACTTCTTCAAATCAACTTGTTTGGTCATAAAATAAAACTGGTAAATTTGCTTTGTGTGTTTTTACTTTGTTGTACTGCCATCTCTTCAAAATCATACTCTTCTTCTTTATCAGAAGATAGGTCAACAGCGTTGTCTACATTATAGAGCTTCATTCGTGCTCTGTCAACCCCAACCAAGAATCGTTTATACATGGTAGGATCGTTATATCTGTTCTTCAATTGTTTGACCATAATCTTACCATCCTTCTCCAAATCTTCTGTCGCAATAAGAGCAAACATAAAGTCAGCAGTAGCAGGTAAACCAAAGGATTCCGAAGTATCAGTAAGATCCACGTCGCTATTGCCAAAACCACTACGGGTTGTTTGCGTCGCTGAGACAAGAGGGACATTGTGTTCGACAGCAAGACCACGTAGTTCTTCAGCAATCGCTTTAACATACGTGTAAGAATTAACAATAGCGCCTTTATACCTGGCACTGGCACAGATGTTAAGGTAGTCGATAAAGATGATGTCAGGTTTAAAAGTTTTCTTAAGTTGGAGCTCATTGAGAAGAGATTTGAAATGACCGACGTGTGCTGATGCTGTAGGATATTCTTTGATGATTAAGCGACCCTGAGTTTTTCTTTTGAGTTCGTTGATACGACTTTGAAAGATTGTCTCGGGCAAATCAACAATGTCTTTAATATTTACGTTGAAAAGATTCGCATCAATACGTTCTGCAATCTTCTCTTCTGCCATCTCTAATGTAATATAGAGAACGTTGTTGCCTAACGATAAGCAATGAGCAGCAAGGTCACACATAAAGAGTGACTTACCTACACCTGTACCAGCAAGAGCAACATTCAGTGTCTTGTTAGGCAGACCGCCTTTGGTAATCTTATTAAAATATTCAAGGTGGAAAGGAATCTTCTCTTCAGTCATATGGTAGAACTCATATCGTTCTACACTGTTTTCTAGATAATCGTGACCTACGTGTTCGTCAAAAGATACTGCTAGGGCATCTTGGAGAATGCTTGGAATCGCATCAGCTGATACTTTTGGATTGCCGCCATCTGCGATTTTGATAGACTCCAAGAGTGCGAGATAGATTGCTCTGTCTTTACACCACTTCTCTGTGGTGTCAAGCAACCACTGGTGTTCGACTGATTCAGTAGTAAGTTCTTGAATCGCTTTAACTGCGTTTTGATATACTTCTTCATTTAAATCTTTCCTTGCTTCTAAGTTAATTACTAATACTTCTTTAGTAGGAACAAGTTCATAGTTGCTCGCAAAGTTCCACACCTCTTCATAGATTACTTTCTCGTGGATTTCATTGAAGTAATCTGGTTTTACAAAGGGAACAACCTTCCTGTAGAACTGTTCGTTACATAGGAGGTTGCGTAAGATTGTTGTTTCGATTCTTTCGCTCATCATTCACTACCGTATAAAAACTCTTTACGAGCACACTCATCTAATGCTTGGAGGATTTCTTTTGTAAAATACTTATCAGGATCCTTGTAGATAACCGAAGGATAAACAGTGCTGCTACCAACTTTAATACGATTACCCACGCGCTCAAATACTCCGTACTTCTCTCCAAGTTCGACCAGCCCGTAATACTTGTCGAGACCTCTAAAATCATAATACAACCTTGTTTCTATGTCTGAATTTTCTTTTGTAAAGCGAGACTTTTGTGCCTTTACTTTAATAATGTTACCCACAACTTCAGTACCATCTTTCTCTTTCTTTTTAGAAAGGAAAAGAATAGTTGAAGCAGAATACTTCAAACCACTACCACCACCCATTTCTTTAGTTGGTACATAAGCACCGACAACATCATATGTATGATTAGTAACAATCAGTGGAATTTCAGCTTGACCTAACTTAAGTGATAGGATTCTAAAGATAGATTTGATAACTTGAGCGCGAGTCATATCGCGGGTTTCTTTGCCATCAGTAGCATCCTGAACCTCTTTGGTAGTCGAGAGCATTCCCAAAGAATCTAACACAAAAAGAAGAGGAGGTCTATCATCTTTCTTAAGTTTCATGTACTCATCTACCACTTTGATACTCTGAGTGCGAAACTCTTGAACAGTAGTAACGGGAACTAAACCAATACGTCTGATATCAATACCACGCTCAGCGAGCATATCTTTTTCGATAGCTGATTCAGATTCAAAATAGATTACTTGTGCTTCTGGGTTGCTCTCAAGAAAGTGTTTAGCGATGGAGAGAGCGAAGAATGTTTTACCTGTGCTAGATTCTCCCGCGAGCGCAGTGATTTTATTTGATGGGAGACCGCCAAATATGCTCCCGCTGATAAGAGCGTTGAGGATATAAGAACCAGTATCCACAAACGTTTTACAAACGATTGAGTCATCAACAACGTTTGCGTATTCATTATCTAACTCTTTAATAACTGATTGTAAAAAACTCATAATACCTCAACTAAAAAAACTTGTAAGCGAACCACGACGTTCGTATTGCCATCCAATACATTCTAGCACAGTTTTCAGTGGTTCGAGAAATGATTTTTCGAACTGCATAGAATAGTCAACATACTTTTCTAGATTAAATTCCTTAGGAAGTTGTTGAAAGAAAGCGATGGTGTTTTCACCAATAGGATTGGGTGTCTTCAAATACATAAACTTAATTTTCTCTCCCTCTTGAATTAGCGGATACTTATGCTCTAAACCTTTCTTCTTTACATAGTAGTTATATAACAACGCGCCACGCACTTGAATAGGGCAACCCTTAGCATAGATGTCAGCGCCACTACGATACTTATTCAATCCGTTACACCCACGAGGGAAAGCAATGTTGAGATAGTTCTGTTCTTTAGTGTCATCTTTGATGTTATCGATAAACTTAATCAACTCATCATTTGTTTTGGTGATAATGATTGTATATGCTTCCACCAATTTATCTCGAAAGTAAGCTGGCGTGGAAGAACGCGCAGTTTCCATACCACAGATTTTCATCTTTGCTTTGTTATAACGCACACCTTCACTGTCCCATACGTTGAGCACATAGCGTTTCTTGGCGGTCCAGAAACCACGCTCAGCAATGTTCTCACGCTTCATTGTCATCATCTGTGCGTAGGCGTTGAGGTAGGTTGCCAGTTCTTGATAAGAACTTTCAATATACTTTTCAAGTTCCACCGCACAGATCTTATCAAGGAACGAGACAATGCTCTCAGGAGTTTTCTCTCTTCCCGAGTATACCTTGTCAACCAGAGGACCCAGATTAAGATACATAGAATCGGTATCAGAAGCAATAACATAATCAACATCCTTTGACTTTAGAATTTTATTCAAATAAGCATTCATCTTATTGCCAATCCAGCGAATAGCAAGCTGACCTGATAGTGTGATTGCTTCAGCAATTTCAAGTTTATAGTAACGAAAATGCTCGTTACCAATAGCACCATAAGCAGAGTTAAGTTGAATCTTACGTGCCATCTGAATGTTGTTACAACGAGAAATCTCTTTCTTCAACTCAATCGTTGGAGTCTTCTCATACTGCTGTTTAGCAGCAAGCATCTTCTTTTTGTAGATGGTTCGGTCTTCGTATATCTTCTTCATCAGCTTGGGGAGAAACCCCTCGTGCTTGGTGGTATAGTGCGTTCCATTGGCGCACAGAGTCTCCTCTACGAGGTCTGAAGTATCGTATGCTTTATCCAGCAGCATATCCACGTTAACGCTGCTACGACGGGATAGCAGGGTCTCTGGAGAAAGGTTGTACTGCATGATCAAGTGCGGATACAGAGAGTTAAGGTCAAAAGAAACTACCCAGTCATACATACCAGGCACTGGTTCTTTGACATAAGCACCAGCATACTTATCATTCTTGACACTATCTTTCTTAGGAGGAATTACAATACCCATACTTGCCAGATAGATAAAGATGATGTTATCCCACATGCGAACCTGAGAATACACATCCTCATAGTTTACCTTAGCGTCATATGCCATCGTAAACGCCAGCTCAAGCAGTTTCATCTTGTCTTCCAATTGGTCAACAAGGCGAACGTCGTGAATGTTATACAATACAAACTTGTTCCAATCTTTTGTATAGAACTCCTTGAAAGTATCAAACTCAGAGTGGTCAAGTTTCTTAGAGTCAAGTTCTACTGAACAGATATGGTCGAGTCGATATGATTCTTGGTTGGTGTATGTGAACTTCTTGTAGAGTTCCAAGTAATCCAAACAAGCAACGCCAGGAATATCATACGCAATCTGTTTGCGACCCTTGATATAAATCTCACGAGAAGAGATTAGTTTCCAAGGCGACAGAAGTTTTGTGTGGTCTTCGCCAAGCATT